CTATTGCTATTGATGCGTCACAACATCCTGAAGAAACTATCTGGTATTCTTAATGGCACAACAATTACAGAACATTACAGTAGCTGCTCCCGGCTTTGCAGGTCTAAACACACAGGACTCACCCATTGGTGTTGATCCTTCGTTTGCTGCTATTGCAGACAACTGTGTTATTGACCAGCTAGGTCGTGTTGGTGCGCGTAAGGGTCGAGAAGCTGTCTCTACTAATGGGGGTGCTGTATTAGGCAGCAGCCGTGGTATAGAGATGGTGTACGAGTACATTGACAGGTCTGGCGATAAGGTTGTTCTGTCAGCAGGTAACAATAAAGTATTCTCAGGCACTACAACATTAACAGACATAACTCCTGCTGCATATACGCCTACTGCTAACAACTGGAAAACAGTGACCCTGAACAATCATGTATATATGTTTCAGAGAGATCACGAGCCACTGATAGGCACAGACGAGTCAGGCTCTTTTGTTTTGGAAACAATGTCAGGACACAGCCACAGCACAGGCACTGCGCCACAGGGTAACGAAGTCTTAGCAGCTTTTGGAAAACTATGGGTAGCTGATGTTACAGGCGATAAGCACACTGTCTACTGGTCTGACACGCTTAACGGACATGCTTGGACAGGGGGTGCGTCAGGCTCGTTAGATGTTACTCTAGTGTGGCCTACAGGCTTTGACGAGATAACGGCTCTAGCGGCTCACAATGGCTTTCTAATCATCTTTGGCAAGAAGTCTATACTTGTGTACTCTGGTGCATCCTCTCCTGCCTCTATGGCGCTTACAGACACCATAGAAGGCGTTGGCTGTATTGCTCGTGACTCAGTACAACACACAGGCACTGATATACTGTTTTTGTCAGAAACAGGTGTACGCAGCTTTGGCAGGACTATACAAGAAAAGTCTATGCCTATGCGTGACATTAGTAAGAATGTTCGTAATGACTTAATGAACTTGGTAGCTTTACAGGTTAATCCTATTAAGTCTTTGTACAGTTCTGACGAAGCCTTTTACTTGTTGACGCTGCCAGACAGCAACACTGTGTACTGCTTTGATATGCGTACTCCACTGCCTGATGGCTCACAACGGGCTACTACATGGTCAGGTATGTATCCTCTGTCGTTTGCTGTGTTAGAAGACGGTGAGATATACATAGGCCTCTCTAGCGGCATAACTCAGTACAAGGGCTACATGGACGGCACAGAAAAGTACGAACTACGTTATTTCAGTAACCCTCTTTCTTTTCAAAACACTTCTAACCTGAAGTTCTTGAAGAAGTTTAACTTAACTATTATTGGTGGACAGAACACACCTACTACATTGAACTGGGGCTATGACTACACACAAAGCTACACTAAACAAGCGTTTACATTCGGCTCTAGTAACATTGGCGAGTATGGTGTTTCTGAGTATAACACTACAGCAGAGTACACCTCCTCTATTCTAATCAACACACCGAAGGTTAATACCAGCGGTAGTGGTGAAGTAGTAACTATTGGCATCGAAGCAGAAATAAACGGTGCTGCTTTTTCTATTCAACGTATTGACATACATGCTCTATTAGGGAGACTTATCTAATGTCTGATTACACAAAGACAACTAACTTTGCTACAAAGGATTCTCTCCCTTCAGGCAATGCTGCTAAGATTGTGAGAGGCACAGAGATCGACACTGAATACAACAACATTGCGACAGCAGTAGCTACTAAAGCTGACTCTGCTAGTCCTACTTTCACAGGTACTGTAACAGCCGCTACCGTGAACGTCACAGGTACACTGACGGCTGATACAATTACTGGAGGATCGTACTAATGAGTTTCTTAAATGATTTCTTAGGAACTGTTGGAAGTGCTTATTTAGGAAGTGAAGCAGCCTCTGCTCCTTATGAAATAGGACGAGCTGGACTAGGGATGGCAACTGAGTTAGGCGCGAAAGCTGGGGAAACAGCAGCCTTTAAACCCTACACTGTCACTAGCAACTTGGCTAGTGTAGCTACTACGCCTGAAGGAGGGTTTGCGATACAGTTGAGCCCAGAGCAAAAGGCAATTCAGGACGCGCTTTTAACGGCTTCTGGTACTTTCTTGAGTGGATTAAGCACTGATCCCACAGCCGCTGCTGCTGATATTTATGGCGACATTAGAGATATACAAAAAGTTGAAGAAGAACGAGAGCGTTTAGCACTAGAAGAACGCTTATTAGGTCAAGGTCGTTTAGGATTATCTTCTGCTGCTTATGGCGGTTCTTCGCCTGAGTTACTAGCGATGGAAACTGCTCGTGAAGAAGCTAAACTAAAGGCTCAACTAGCTGCTCGTGAAATGGCAATGGGAGAAACAAAGTCCATGTTCGATCTTGCTACTGGAGCGTTAGCTGGTGGTTATATGCCAGAGAAAGCAGCGCTTGATCTGCTGGGAGCTAGTGCAGTACCCGCAGGGTTTGCTGATGTTGGACGTAGAACAGGGGCTGAGATAGAAACTAAAGCAGGTGCGGCAGGAATTGAAGCGCTGCTGGAAGGCACTAGACTATCTGAAGAAGCTAAAAACATATACAAACAAGACTTACTTAGAATGCTAACTGGTACACCTACTATCTCTGGTGGTTTTGAAGGCGGTATTTTTGAGTCACTATTAGATTACTTAGGAGGCTCTTCTTCTTCTAGTGCACCTTACAGCGCTCCCTACGTTGACCCTTCTAGGTACGGAGATGCTCCTGTAATGCCAGAAGACGAGTCTGACAATTACGGTTTATTTGATTTCTAAGGAGATAGGACAATGGCATTAAAAACAGATTTAACAGGAATGCTTACAGAAGGCTTATTTCAGCCTACTCAAGAGCCTATACCTTCTTCTTATAGAGAGTCTGTACTGCGAAGTGTACAACGTGCTGGCGAGGGTGTCCGTAGAGGCGTGGGCGCTCTTACTGGTGCTGATACAATGACTACCAGAGAAAGAGCTACTAAGGCTATGCAGGGCTTAGATATTAACAACCCAGCAGACCAGCCTAAAATTCTTGAAATTGTACGCAAGTATGCTCCAGAAAAAGAAGCGCAAGTCACTGCGGCTGTGCGTGAAGTAACTAGAGAGTCTAACACAAGAAATATGTTAGCTGAATCATTGGATAAATTAGGTAGACCACAAGAAGCTGAACAAGTGCGTAATAAAACACTAGACTTGCAGCTTGCACAGCGTATTGTTTTAGATGAACAAAAGTTAGCTAAAGAAAAAGCAATAGACGATCAACAGCGAAGTGCTTTAATGCGTTTAGCTGTATCACAAAATAACCCTAGAGCAGTAGAGTGGTTAAGGTCTAACGGTGATGTCAGCACTATTGCTAGTGTACTACTTAAAGACCCTACATTAGCTAAAGCTGAAGCCTTTAGTACAATGTATGATGGCGATGAAGCTCTTAGAGTTGGTATCATTAATGGTGTATTACACAAAGCTACAGATAAAGGATGGGAAGTTATACCTGACGATGTTAAGTTGTCTGGCACTGCTCCTGCTAAAGTTACAGAAAGAAAGCCAACGTCTGTTGCTGTTACTAAAGAAGACAGAAGGGCTTACAATGCTGTGCTGTCTGAAGAGCCAGAGATTGCAGCAAACTTAGAGACTACTACTTTTGGTCTTACACTAGATGCAGATCAAAAAACAATATTAATAGATAAGGCACATCAAATCTGGAAGAACGCTGATCCTGCAATTACTAGAGAAGCAGCGTTAAGACAAGCCGCAGGAGTTACTAAAGAAGAAGACTCTGATAAGTTTGGCACAGTTACTAAAGGATAAGAAATGTCTAATCAATATACATTGACTCTTCAAGACATACAAGGCTCTCCTAATCTTAGAAACTTAGGTGCTTTAGCGGGAGATGTTGTTGAAGACAATAATCTAGTTCGTGTGTTTTCTAAAGACGAAGACGCAATGACTAATGGTTATTTTATTACAAAAGAAGATATTATTAATTCTCCAAATTTACAAAAACTAGGAGCTAAAGCAGGTGAAAGAATTGTTGATGGAAAGTATATAAGCTCTGAAAGAGATGATGCTTGGACTCAGTTTAAGTACGCTTATGACAAAGCCGAAGGTTTAATTTCAAACACGGCTGCTATACTTGAAGCTCGTTTCCCTTTTCCTGAGTTTAATATAGATTTTAACGGCTTTAATTTTGTAGATAAAGACGATAAGTATGGTGAAGGTTATAACCAAGCATCTCCTGATGAAAGACGAGAGATGTTGCTGCGTCAAAAAGAAAGA